GTGCGGAGACAATGGAGAGTAAGAAGCCTGTGATGCAGGCTACTCCCAAGAAGCCATCGCCTCGCGCCCGTACACGGGATGAGGACACGGATTACGAACTCCGCGCTCGTGGTGGCCGGGTCGGCTATGCCTCTGGCGGCAAAGTTCGTGGTGGCGGCTGTGAGCGGCAGGGAAAGACCAAGGGGAGGTTCGTTTGAGAAATTCACGCGGCATGGGTGCCATCAACCCCTCCAAGATGCCCAAAGGCAAGGTGAAGAAGCGCCGTGACAACACCGACTTTACGCAGTACGCCGAAGGTGGTGAGGTCGGGCTCTATGCCAATATCAACGCCAAGCGCAAGCGGATTGCCGCTGGATCGGGTGAAACCATGCGCAAGCCGGGTTCTTCCGGCGCTCCTACTGCCAAAGCCTTCAAGCGTTCTGCGCTGACAGCAAAGTAAGCCATGACAACCTCCGGCACCGCTACGTTTAATTTAGATTTGGCAGAGTACGTCGAGGAAGCCTTTGAGCGCTGTGGTGCTGAGTTGCGCACGGGCTATGACTTGAAGACTGCACGGCGTAGCCTAAATCTGCTGTTCGCAGATTGGTCGAATCGCGGCATAAACATGTGGACCATTGAGCAGGGCTCCCAAGTCCTGACCGCTGGCACAAACACCTACACGCTGCCCGCCGATACGGTGGATCTGATTGAGCATGTGATCCGCACGGGCGCGGGTAACGTCTCCACGCAGACTGATCTGACCATCACGCGCATCTCAGTTTCTACCTACTCGTCCATCCCGAACAAGCTCCAGCAGGCAAGGCCGATTCAGGTTTACATCAACCGCCAAGCAGCAGCGCCGCAGTTCACGGTGTGGCCCACGCCTGACAATTCTCAGACGTACACGTTTGTCTACTGGCGGCTTCGCAGGATTCAGGACGCTGGTGCGGGCGGCACGTACACACAAGATGTACCGTTTAGGTTTATCCCCGCTTTGGTGTCCGGCCTTGCCTACTATCTGTCCATGAAGATCCCCGGCGCGATGGAGCGGATGCAGGTGCTAAAGGCGCAATATGATCAGGATTGGGATCTTGCCAGTTCAGAAGATAGGGATCGCAGTGCAGTACGTTTTGTCCCAAGAGAGCAATTCATCTCATGAGCAATCGCTTTGCAAACGGCGCAAAGGCATTCGGCTACTGCGATGTCTGCGGGTTTCGTTTTGACCTCAAAAAGCTCAAGAATCTCGTAGTCAAAACCAAGCAAACACAGATTCGTGCCTGTACGGCTTGTTGGGTGCCTGATCAGCCACAGTTACAACTCGGGATGTACCCAGTCTCGGACCCCCAGGCTCTGCGTGATCCCCGTCCAGATACGAACACTTGGTATGCCTCGGGACAAACTGCCATTGGGACTATCGGTGAGGGTAGCCGGGTGATTGAGTGGGGCTGGGCTCCGATAGGTGGGTCCAGTGGTTTTGATGCGCCCCTGACGCCAAACAGCTTGGTCGGGCAGGGATATGTTGGTACAGTCACCATAGTGACCACCTAAGGAGTGATGATGAAAGATGTTCACAAGCACGAACGTGCGATGCACCCCGGCAAGCCGATGACCAAGCTCGCCAAGGGCGGGAAAGCCCTCAAGAAGGGCGGTCCCACGACGGATGACCGCATGAAGTACGGGAAGAATCTTTCCCGCGCCATGAACCAAAAGACGGGTTGATACCATGCTGCCGACCAAGAAGCTCGCCCCCGCTAAATCGGGGCAACCGCAAGAGATCGAAACCCTCAAGGACGAGATCTGCATGGTTGTGGGGAACATTGCTATGGGCAAGCCGCCCGCTGTCAAGACCTCCGGGATCAAGCAGCGTGGATCTGGTGCCGCTACGCGGGGCTTTATGTCTCGCGGGCCGATGGCGTGAGGTGAAACTTGAACTACACCGAGTTGCAGACCGCTGTAGAGGATTACACCGAGAACACTTTCTCGGCGACTGACTTCGCCACAATGACGGAGCTAGCCGAGCAGCGCATCTATAACTCGGTTCAACTTCCTAACCTCCGCAAAAACACCACGCTCACGCTGACCATTGGCAACCCGCTACTTGTAGTACCGGCAGACTTCTTGTCTGCGTTTTCCTTTGGTGTGAGCGTTGCGGGTGTGTTCAGTTACTTGCTGAACAAAGATGTCAATTTCATCCGGGAGTCCTTCCCTAGTGTGGCTGTCACTGGGACGCCGCAGTATTACGCCCTGTACGGCACGCAGACGGGCACGCCAAAGATTCAATCGTTCTTGCTTGGCCCCACACCCAGCGCTGCTTTGAGTGCAGAGTTGGCGTATTTCTACTACCCGGAAAGCATCGTCACTGCAACGACCACATGGCTCGGGGACAACTTTGACAGTGTGTTGTTTAACGCAGTCATGGTTGAAGCGGCGCGGTTTATGAAGCAAGAGCCCGACATCATTGCCGAGACGAACAAGCAGTACGTCCAATCGCTGACCCTGCTGAAGAACCTGGGCGAAGGCAAGAACCGTCAAGACGCATACCGTACTGGGCAGGTCAGGACACAGGTGGTCTAAATGGCTTTGGTACAAACGCTATGCTCTTCGTTCAAACAGGAGTCATGGCTGGCTATCCATGATCTGGATACCGACACGTTGAAGATGGCGCTCTATACGAGCGCTGCTTCTCTTGGTGCAGACACCACGGTTTACACCACAACTAATGAAGTTGTAGGTACAGGCTACACCGCTGGCGGGGTGGTTCTTGTCAACGTCCAAGTGCTTCTTTCTGGCACCACGGCGTATGTGACGTTTGACAATCCGGCGTGGCCGGGTTCTAGTTTTGTCACCCGTGGGGCGTTGATCTACAACTCCACCAAGGCAGACCGTGCGATTGCGGTGCTGGACTTTGGGGCTGACAAAACTGCTGGGCCAAATTTCACGGTGCAGCTTCCGGCTGCTTCTGCCACCACGGCGCTAATCCGATTCGCTTGAGGTAAGAGATGCCTTCAACCTTTACCAACAGTCTTCGGCTTGTCCTTCCGGCGACCGGGGAACTGTCCAATACCTGGGGAACGGTGTTCAACGCCGGGGCAACCTCACTGATTGACACATCAATTGCTGGGACTGCCAGCATCACGATGACGGCAGCGAACTACACGCTGTCAAATGCCAACGGGGTTGCAGATGAATCTCGGGCGATGTTTATTGTCCTTGGCGGTACACCAGGGGCTTCGTATCAGGTTATCTGCCCAGCAGTCAGCAAGCTGTACTTTGTCACCAACAACACAGGTTTTGCGCAGACGTTTAAGACCTCTGCTGGGTCGGGAATCTCGGTGCCTAATGGGTCCAGGATTGCACTGCGGTGCGACGGTACAGATGTAGTTGAAGCGCTGACGTACTTTGGATCATTGACGCTTGGCACGGCGCTGGCTACCGCTTCAGGTGGTACAGGGGCAACAACTGCGGCAACCGCGTTGTCAAATCTTGGTGGTATCAACACCGGCAAAAGCATCGCAATGGCGATGATCTTTGGTTTCTAAGGAAGCATCATGGCAAATCCCAACATCGTCAACGTCACCGTCATCAACGGTGTTACGACATACCTCACACCGTCCGTCGCAACTGCCGTGGTTCTGCTGCCTAACGCGGCATCATCCAACAAGGTGTTCAAGATCAACCAGATCGTTGTGGCTAACACCACGGCTTCGGCGGCAAACACCACAGTGAGCATCTACACCAACGGCGCAGTGGCTCAAGGCTCGGCCCCGTCAGGCGGTACAGCGTTTCCAGTGGCCTCAACCATTTCTGTGCCGGGTAATGCTTCTTTGATCGTGGTGGACAAGACTACCGCGATCTACCTCCAAGAAGGTACGTCCATCACAGTGACCAGCGGCACGGCTAGTTCGTTGACGTACAGCATTTCGTACGAGGACATCACGTAAGGAGCGCAGCATGAGCATGCGCTACAAAGGCGGGGTAATCTCCGCTACGCCACCGACTACTTCATCAAGTAGTGCTCCGGGCATCTGGACGCTTGAGCAACAGTTGCAGGCTATTGCTGGGAGTGGTTGGCCACCCCAACTTTTTTTGGTTGATTACCTTGTTATTGCAGGAGGCGGTGGCGGCGGATCACAACTTGGCGGTGGAGGTGGCGCAGGTGGGTATCTTGCTGCTTCAAGTTTTAGTGTTAGTACGGGATCCGCGCTTACGGTAACTGTTGGTGGGGGTGGTGCCGCTGGTAATGGAGCGGCACTTACTGGGCGTGGAACTAGTGGAAGTAATTCTGTATTTTCATCTATTACTTCAACCGGTGGCGGTGGCGGCGGTGCATACAGCCCCCCTAACCGAGACCCTTTAACTGGGGGTAGTGGCGGGGGAAGTGCAGATGACCCTGGCGCAAGTGGAACAAGCGGGCAGGGGAATAGCGGCGGCGAAGGCGATTTATATGGGGGTGGCGGTGGCGGTGGCGCTGGTGCAGCCGGTTCAAATGGCCCAATCAATCCAAACTCGACCCCAGTTGGAAATGGTGGCGCGGGATTAGCGTCATCAATAACTGGCACATCGATATTTAGGGCTGGTGGCGGCGGCGGCGGTGGAGGTTCTGGCCGAGCCGATTCATCATCTGGTGGTAATGGCGGCGGAGGCGGCGGAGGCGGTTCTGCGTCTCCAAATGGCGTTTCTGGCACAACAAACACAGGCGGCGGCGGCGGCGCAGCTTTTTGGAGTACCGGCACTGCAGCAGGAGCAGGTGGTTCCGGCGTAGTCATCATTTCTGCACCTCAAGCAGCCGTATCAACCACCGGCTCCCCCACAGTCACCAACTCTGGTGGCCGCACTATCTACACATTTACTGCCTCTGGCACGATCACGTTCTAAACCATGAGCAAACAATACCCCGGTGGTTTCATTATGGCAAACCCCACTGCGCCGACAACAAGCGCAGCGCCGGGGATATGGACTCTGGATCAGGCGCAGCAGTACATCAAGGCTGGTACGTGGCCGGTACCAATTCCTCTTGAATATCTTATTATTGCAGGGGGCGGTGGCGGCGGTAATTCTTACGCTGCAGGTGGCGGTGGTGCCGGTGGCTATCGTGCCGGGTCGGTTGCATCGCCATCTGGCACCTATACGATAACTGTTGGAGGTGGTGGTGCTGCCGCTACTTCTGGGACAAATAGTTCTGGGTTTTCAGTCACTTCCACTGGAGGTGGGCGCGGCGCAAGCTATGGGAGCACTGCCGCTGGCACTGGGGGTTCTGGTGGTGGCGGCAACTATAACAGTGGTGCGACTGGTGCCGCAGGGACGAGTGGTCAAGGGAATGATGGTGGCAATGATGCCATTACAGGCGGCGGCGGCGGGGGCGGTGGTGCTGGAGCAGTTGGTGGCAACTCAAACTCATCAAACGCTGGTAATGGCGGCGCTGGTTTATCGTCCTCTATTACAGGAACTGCAGTAACAAGGGCAGGTGGTGGTGGCGGGAGTGCCCAGTCTGGGTATTCAAGCAATACCCCCGGTGTTGGAGGCGTTGGTGGTGGAGGCAATGGGGCAACAGTTGCCTCCGGTAACGGTTCTGCTGGTACAGCCAATACTGGCGGCGGTGGAGGTGGCGGAACAAATATTGGCGGCGTTGGCGGAGCAGGCGGTTCTGGTGTTGTCATAGTGTCCGTTATTACCCCGGCAACTTCTACCACAGGCTCACCCACGGTAACCACAAACGCAGGCCGCACTATCTACCAGTTCGACGCCTCTGGCACGATAACTTTCTGAGGTAACACATGGCTCATTTTGCACAACTAGACGACAGCAACGTAGTGCTTCAGGTCATTGTCATCCACAACAACGAACTGCTGGATAACGGCGTTGAATCTGAAGCCAAGGGCATTGCGTTTTGCCAATCGCTGTTTCCCGGTACAAACTGGGTGCAGACCTCGTACAACGGCAACATCCGCAAGAACTACGCTGGGATTGGCTTTACCTACGACGCCCAGCGTGATGCCTTCATTCCTCCGAAGCCGTTCCCATCATGGGTGCTTGACGAGACCACTTGCCAATGGGAAGCGCCTGTGCCGTACCCGCAAGACGGTAAACGGTACATCTGGGATGAAGCAACGCAGACTTGGGTGCCTGCATGAACTGGGCAGACGTCCTAAAAGCCGTCATACCAATTGTGGTTGCATCTTTGGCGTGGCTGCTTGGGCAGGTGAATTCTTTCTCTGAGCGTCTGACCAAGATTGAAGGCAACATGCCTGCCCTCATTACGGACCAAGGCGTGCCGACTGACAGTCCTCTCTCTGCAGAGAAGCGTGCGCTCCTCAAAGAGCAACTGATGGCGCACATCAACGAGCTTCAGGTCAAGGTCCGACTGCTTGAAGAGCGTGAGCGTATCAAAGGGGCTAAGTGATGTTTGAGTCGCTAATCGGTGGTTTGTTCGGCGGTATCCTGCGCCTCGCTCCAGAGGTGTTCAAACTCTTTGACAAGAAAAATGAACGGGCGCATGAGCTTCGCATGGTTGAAGCCGAGATGGAGTTTGCCAAGATCCGTGGTGAGATCGCCATGCGGCAGGTCGAAGCGCAGATGACGATGGCCGAGATGGACACGATGGCCCAGG